AGCCGTGGAAGAGATTAAAACAGAACAGATCGCTATGCAGACCCAGACCCAAGAACGTCTTGCCATGTACAAACACGATATGAAAATTGGTGAAGGCGGGTCAACCTGGGTGATCAACCTCAGGGCTAGCGTGCGACCAGTTGTGACCTATATCTTCGTGCTTCTGCTGGTGGTCGTTGACATAGCAGGCATCTGGTACGCGTACAGCACTGGCATCGCGTTTGCTGAAGCGATGGAGATTGTTTTCAGTGATGATGAACTTGCCATGCTTGCGGCAATATTGAGCTTCTGGTTCGGTTCACAAGCGTGGAATAAGCGTCAAGCATGACAATATCAGAAGTAGGCATCCAGTTAATCAAAAGCTTTGAGGGTTGCCACAACCAGCCCTACAAGTGTCCTGCTACGCTTTGGACGATAGGCTATGGCAGAGTACTCTATCCAGATCAAGCAAGGCTCAAAACAGACGAGAGAGCCAGCTATCCACTACTATCAGAGCATAATAGGCTTTGGAATGCTGACGAAATTGATGCGTTACTTGAGGCAGATTTGGATCGGTTTTCGGCTGGCGTACGAAGATTATGTCCTGCTGCTGCTGATAATATGTGCCACCTGGATGCAATGGTCTCGTTTGCTTTCAACGTGGGGCTAGGCAATTTGCAATCTAGTACGCTGCGGATGAAGTACAATCGTGGCGACTATCAAGGCGCAGCAGATGAGTTCCTGAAGTGGACTAAAGCTGGCGGCAAGGTACTTAATGGGCTGGTCAGGCGCAGAGAAGCGGAGAGGGCGTTATTCCTCTCCGGCGGCTAACCTGTCCAGTATCTCCTGAACCTCTTGCTGGGCTTTATCGTGACGCTCCTGCAACGATAGCTTTAAGTCGCTACATAGTGCCATGATTAATCCAGAATCGTGTGGAACGTGGCACAGGACGCTTCCAGAGGGGTAGGTAACAAACTTCACTTGATTGGCCTCGGCTTCTTTTTGTGGAACATTATGTTGTCTTCATTATAAAAACCGGCAGGCCAGTTATTCGTCCCATCTACAGCAACTGACTCACCAGGCTTACGCACATCAATCTTATTGCCTGCTGATAGATACATCTTGATGTCGTTCTCCAGAATCTCACGCGCTAATTTATTCTCTTTCTGATATCGCATCACGTTTCATCTGCTCCAGTATCTCAATGAGTTCAGCCTGATTAGGTTTTGGGCAATAGCCTTCAGGCATCATAATATAACCCTTTCTGACCTGCCTGTGATTAATCGGGCAATAGCCTAGCGCATTAGTGTTTATTAGTCGGTACGCTGGGCAGTCGGAGCATGTTTTCATTTTCTAATAGTCTCCGTTTTAATATTGTAATTTCCGTTCGCGTTTGATCCAACCACTTTACCTTTAGCTGATCTTGTTTCTGCTCAATAGCGTACACCAGAAATGCGCTGTCTAACATTAAGCTATCCTCACGCCTACAACAATGATGATGACAGCCAGCACAATGATCGTACCGCAGATAATGCTCGCCTCTTTAAGCATCCGCTTTGCCTCAGCATCTCGTAGCTTTTTAACTCTGGTCACTGTGTCGATGACATCTTTCATCTTGCCACCTCTCGCGGCCTTCCGGCTCCGCAATCGTGTGACTTGTACTCTGTAAATTCATCACCAATTCGATATGCACCATCAGCTTTGCGCTGTTTGGCATCAATGTCGATTAGCCTCTGAATGTCATCACTGCGTTGATAGCGCACTCCGGCAGAGCCAATAAGGTAGCCGGATAGCAGGCCGATAATTAAAACGATTGCGTGTGTCATTTGTTATTCTCCTGCTCTGTTGCGCTGTTGTTCTCGCCTGCTGAGGAACCTAATTTCGTGCGGGTATGCCCATATGAAGTATTCTGTGCCAGCTTTATGTACCCTGAATTTCCTAGCACTTTCATCGGTAATTGCTCCTATGAAGCACTCTGCACCTATAAAACTACGGCTGCATCCAAAATATTCAACCCTGTCCCCATTTCGCCAATTCCTCCAGTCGGTCATGTTATCGGCGGGTTTTGCTTGATCATCCAAAAACGGGCTTATTTTGCCGAGCGTATAACCCATGCCTGCCAAGACCTCTCGCAACTCTATTTCGAGTTCAGGAATACATTGCGCTGTTTCGTGTGCGTGTTTTAGTGTGTTTAACAAGTCACTCATTCTTCATCTCCCTGCACCTGATGCGGTGCAGTATCCAAGTTATGTAGTGTGCGTTATGCTTCATATCCCATATCCCTGCGATCATTAATAAAGATATGTATCGCCAAGGCAAAACTTTGCGTAATTGGCACTTATTTCAATAGGATTGGTCTTAATAACTGTGAACCCTTTGTGCTGGTACACAACAAGATTGCTGAACCCACTACAGCTTTCGCAGCGCAGCACCACCCTTACGCCGCTGCGCCGAGGGCTTGGGTTGTTAATTTGCACACTGTCGCACTTTGTGCCTGTTGCTAATGATATTGCGTGAACGCCAGTCTTGGCATCTTCCACTCTAAAAAAAACTTCTACTGCAACTTGATGGGTGTTATCGCCACCACAACATGCACATGCCACGCTTTGTTCCATTACATTTCCCCTTGAGTTAGTTTAGTACATAGCACCAGCATTCAATCATCTGGGTGCAGCACCCGCGCAATTCGAGATGGGTAACCCAAGATTCGGCATTTCTCTTTTACTGTGTGGCAAGCACCTACACCATCAACCCACCACATGCTGTCATCAGGGGCATCGACAAACTCTTGGTTTGTCATTTCCCCGTCATCGTTATACTCACAAAACATCCAGTTACTCATTGATAGCCTCCCAAACCAGTGCGTCAATCGTTTCCCACTCATCATCAGGCAGCGGAATTGAGTTACCGTCCTCATCACAGCACTCAACACTGTGAACAACAATCTCTGGATACTCTGCTTCATGCTCAAACGTAGCTGGGTAGCTATACCCAACAACTTCAAACGTAACGTCTCGCCACTGACACTTGTCATTCCAAACTGTTATTGTTTCCATCTTGTTATCCTCTTGCTGTGTGTGTCATTTAATTGTGCTTTATTTTAAGCACTTCTGCAATGCTTTCAAGCAATCAATTTGCCTTTTTATTGCAGCCTTAACCTCTACTGAGGTTTTGATGCTGATCAGCCTTTCGCCTGACCTCATGGCAACGACCATTCTTTCTGACAAGCCGATCTCAGCAGCCATCCTGGCATTGTCGTAGCCAAGCGCAGCCTGAACCTTCACAAACGTGTTCGATTCCATTTTAGCTCCTAGAACGGTATATCCTGGTCATCAAATGGGTCAGGAGTGTTCTGTTTAGGAGCCTGCCTGCCGTGATTACTGTGCATTGCAGCCTGTTTAACTTCTTGAGGAACTTCACGCTTGCTGACAGAAAAAGACAGCAGAGGCGATTTTGGGTTTGCATCTGCCTTACGTTTCCAGGCCGACACATTGTAGAGAACGCCATCAATGTTCAGATCACCTTTAAAGTCAGGATGCTTTTCGGTTTGCTTTTTTTCGTTCTTCCAGATTGCACCGCGATTTGTATTGTCGTAATTGTTCATTTTAATCTCCTAGTTTGTTTGTATTTTGCTGACGATTTCTTTATATGTTGTAAAATTTTCTTGCATAGTTTCATTGTCTCCTTCGCGGTATTCGTTTTTAGCAATCCTGTAACCAATAAAGGCCATGCTATAAAGAACATCTTTTAAACGCTTACGGTCATCAGGTGAAAGCGCAGGTAAAACCTGCTCACGCCAAACTTTTTTAAAATCATCATCATTCATATCAATCTCCGGTATTCAACGGTTGGTAAAATTGGTTTCTTCTGTCTTTTGGGTTCTTGGTCTGACTTCCAAAAACTGTAGAAGTCTGACAATAGCTTCAGGCACTCATCCCAATACTGGTCATCAAACGGCACTTCATGCACCTCCAGACCTTCCGGTGTCCAGCACACAAAATGCGCCAGCTTGCGGCCAGTGATAAACATCTGGCCTTGAACTTGCGGCATGTATTGATCCGGCACTCTGCCATAAAGATTCATTGATGCTGGACACTTGGCCTCGACAACGATGTCATTACCCACAAAGCCATCAGGAGTGCATCCCAGCCAGTCATGGCTCGCAGATATAACGAAACCCTGCTTACCACCAGCTGACTCTACGATGTCGCCTGTAGCGACCTCATAGGCGGTTATGGCGTGCATCTCGTTATCCTTGCCCCACTCAGTTGCAGCATTGCCTGTGAAGCGTTCCTCGCGCCCTGTGAGCTGCCTCCAGAGCTTTTGGCGACTGTCATAGCCAACACCAATGGCTGACGCAAATACGCTTGCAGTCAGCCTGCCTTCACGTTCCGGTGATAGGCTCAAGATATGCGCTCTTTGACTTCAGCCAGCACATCACCATGAGCCTCACGCTGTTCTTGTGTCAAACCCTTCCAGACCACTCTTAATTCATCAATGTTGGTGCAGCCATGCAACTGCTGGCTAATCAGCGGATCAGGCTTGCGGTCAGGCTTGTGAGATTGCGGAACATCTTCACCAGCGTAGATATAATGTGCGAGGCCAAACAAAGCCAGACACTTGACTAGGCAGCGCATCATTGCCGTATTGACGGCAAAACTGTCGGGGTTGCTGATGGATTTATTCTTATAGTCCATCACTGGCAACCACATCTTGCGGCTGCACTCGCCAATGCTGACAGTGCAGAACACCATCATCGTGCCGTCAGCCATAGACTGCGGAGTGTCAAACTCAAAAGTTGCCTCTGGATAATGCTCCATCAAGGTTGACCATGCCCATGCCCAGCTCAGGTAGGACAGGTTGTTTTTCTTTTCGATGTGATCCGAGCAGTCGATGCTGCTCAAGGTTTGCCAGATTTCTTTGTACATAATTACTACCTCTTGTTGTGTGTGTGCTGGTATTAAAGCACCATTAGTGTATCTGGGCAAGCACTAAAAC